CTTCGGCGTGGGCGTGGTCGCGTCCCCGCTACCGGCTCCGTCCTGGGCCGGGTTCGTCTCCTGCGGGTCGGGCTGCTGCTTGTCGTCCTGCGGCATGATGCCTCCTCCCGGTACTTGCTAAGGCGCCCCGGTTGGCGCCAGGGGTTAGCGGGCGGCGTAGACGGCGCTGCGGGTCGGCGGCCGGTAGACGACGCCGACGCCGCGCCGCGTACGCTCCAGGTCTTCCTCGGTCACGTCCCGGTGGTAGGCCAGCGCGTGACCGCAGTTCAGCCACTCGCCCGGGTCGGGCACGGCGTCCCAGTCGCGGGGGCCGTACACCTGCGCGCCTGCGTTGGCGCCGCCGGGGAGCGTGAAGTGGTCCTCCTCGGGGATGACCACGCCCTCCAGGGCGTCGTGATGGTCACGGTGCTCAGTGCGGGGCCACGCGCGAACCCACTCCTTCCACGCGGCCTCCGCCAGCGTCGCCACGTGCTCGCCGGCGTCGTCCTGGCCCGTCCAGACCGACGACTCGCCCGCCTTGACGATGTGCTGCCGTAGCTCGGCCACCGTCGGCTCACGCTCCGCGATCACGCGCACGCGGTTGGCGATCAGGTGCCCGTGCCGCATGGCGCGGTCCCGCCACGCGCGCACCTCACGCGGCGACATGTTCAGGGGGGCGCCGAGTATGGCGCCGTGCACCAGCCACCCGACCTGCACGCCGGTCACGTACGCGCCGGCGAACACTTGCAGGAGGGTGGTCATGGCGACCGCGTGCAGGTTGTCGGTGAGGGCGTCGAGCACGCGGGTCTGTATGTCGCGGCGGACGCGTGGCAGCACGCGGTCTAGGGCGCGGCCAAGCGCGGGGAACTCACCGCGCCGCGCCACCGGCTACCCCTCCGCCCCGGCCGCGGCCGTGTCGTCCAGGGGGGCGCCGAGGATGCCGCCGAGGTCGGCGACGGTCACGCGCCGCTCCTGCCCCGCGATCCACTCCTCAACTTCCTTGTCGGACATGTGCGGGTAGTACGGGGCGACGGCCAGCACGGCGGCGCGGAGTGGGATGAGGCCCGCCTGGTAGTCCGCGCGCGCCTGCTCGGACACCACGCGCCTCATCTGCTCACGGTTCACGATCACCGCGACCTGCGGCGCCTCATCCTCCGCGATACCCAACAGGGTCGCGTAGTCGCGCACGCCGCCGGTCAGGAGGCGACTGAGGAGCCGCGCGTACGTGGACGCGTTGGCTAGCGCCGCGGCGTTCGCCTGGTCCAGCGCCTCACCGGACGGGAACGTGCCGGTCGTGATGCTGGACACGGGCATCTGAAGGTCGCCCCGTATGCGCTCCAACAGTCGGTCGTGCAGGGCGAACAGGCCGTCGAGCGTCGGCGGCTCCAGGCGCCCGATCTGCGCGGCCGGGTCGGTCGTGACTAGCACCGTGTCCGGCCCGACGCCATCCGACGGCAAGTCCCACTCGCCCCGCATCCACTTGAGGGGCGAGGCGTTACTGTCCGCCGCGCGGAGTTCGCGCAACTGCTGCGCGACCTCCGCCAGCAGCAGGGGCAGCGCCGCCTCAAGCTCCCCGATCGGCAGGCCGGACTGGTCGCGGCGCAGCATGACGATGCGCGGCATTAGCTGGTCGTGGAACGTGCTGGTGGGCGGCACGCCGATCGCGGCCGGGTCGCGCTGGTTCCGCCACTCGTGGATCACGCCCCTGCGCGGGTCGTCCGGGTCCGGCTCGTACACGCGCATCCGGTACCGGTCGCCGTTCGCCTCGCTCAACGCCTGGAAGATCGCGGCCGGCTCCCCGCCGACGTCGAACTCCTCGTACAGCGGCTCCAGGTACCCGCCGAGCTTCTGCAGGCGCGGTGCCGCGCCTTCCGGCTGGTACGCCCACACGCCGGCGATGCCGACGGCGCACAGGTGCTTGAGGGCGTCCGCGGCCATGCCGTCGAGGTCCAGGTCGTTGAGGCGGTCGTCGATATCACCCGGGTTGCGACCGCCCCAGTTCACCGCGCCGATCGCGGCGGTGGTCTTGTGCGCGACGATGCGGGGGCCGAGGGACTGCACCTGCTTCACCAGGCGGCTCCACACCTTGCGCGCGTGCGGGTCGGTGACCGCCGGCGCCAGGTCCGTCTCGTCAAGCACCTGCTTACCGTCCGCCCAATCGAGCAGCTTGGCGGCGGTGCTGATGCGGGCCCGCACGCCCTCAAGGGCGGCGCGTACCCACTCTGCTCTCATGTCGAACACGTCGCCCTCCTATGCGAGCGCCCGTACCGCGGCGCGCGCCCTGTCCGTGGGCGGCTTCGCGCGGACGATCAGGTGGTGGTGGAGCGCGGCTAGGGCGTCCACGATGTCGTCGTGCTGGTCGCCTAGGCCGGTGAAGCCAAGCACCTCGTCGAGGAGCACCTGCACCCAGGGGCCGTAGAGGGGGCTGCCCTCCTTCGGCACCGCGACCTTGCCAGCGTTCCAGTCCGCCGCGACGTGCTGCGCGCGGGCGTGCTTGTCGCCGGACATGGGCATCGGGTCAACGGCGATGCCGCGGGACCGGAAGAACGCCTCCAGTCCCTTCTCCGTCGTGGACCGCGCCCACGCGACCCTGCGAACGCCGCGCCGCACGAGGCCGTCGAGGAACACGTCGGCCTCCACCTGGTCGCGGATCATGCCGGTGATGTACAGCTTGTCGCCGTAGGCGCGGCCGGTGACGAGCACGGAGTAGTCGGCGTGCGTCTTCGCGGTGTACGCGGCGTCGAACCCGTGCGCCTCGCGGAACGGCCCCTCGGGTAGCTGCTCGAACGTGTGAACGTCCGAGAACACCTTGCCGCCCTTGGGGATCGGGTTCCCCTGGTACAGGCTCGCCCACGTGTACTCGCCGACCTGCTTCTTGATTCGCAACAGGCGCTCGACCGGGTAACGTTGCGGCCACAACGCCTCGCCCGTCACCGGGTCCAGAGCGGGCAGGTTGATGACCTCCCACCCGTCCTCGATCAACCGGCCGGCGAGGTCGTCCTGGTGCCAACGGGTCATGAGGACGATGACGGACGCGCCCGGCTCCAGGCGGGTGAAGAACACGTCGGTGAACCACTCCCACACCTGCTCGCGACGCAGGGCGCTCTCGGCCTCCATGCGGTTCTTCACGGGGTCGTCGATGATCCCGAGGCCCGTGATGCCCTCACCCGTCAGCGGACCGCCTACGCCGGTCGCCAGCAGGCCACCGTCTGACGTTGTGCGCCAGTCGGCAGCCTTGCGGGTCGCCAGGCGCACGCCGGCCGCCTCCGCGAACCGCTGCGCCCTGCGGCTCTTGCTGTCCGCGAGCCGCTGCGCGTACGTCGCATAAGCGCTCAACCGGTCAGGGTGCAAGCTCAACAGGTACGCGACCAGGCGCAGCAGCGTGTCCGTCTTGCCATGACGCGGCGGCACGGACACGACCGCCCGCACCTCCTCACCCGCCACGATCCGATCCGCGAGCGCCGCGAGGGCGCGCACGGGTCGCGTGGGGACCATGCCGTGCTGCTGCACGAAGTCGAGGAAGGGGGGCGGCTTGCGCGCGGCCCTGCGCCGGCGCAACTCCAACATCGCCGCGGCGCGCAGCCGCAGGTCAACCATCGAGGGGCTTCCCCGCCGCCAGCGCCTCCAGTTGCTCGTCCGTCAGTCGCGTCAGGTCCAGGCTGCCGCTGATGCGCTGCTCACGCGCGTCAACGTACCCGCGGCTCTTGCCGAGGGTCCGCAGGAGGAACATGACCGCCTTGAGGTTGCCGTTGGCGACGTGCATGAACAACTGGCCCTCGGCGGTGTCGATCACCGTCTCGCGCGCCTCGTCCAGCGCCTCCGCAACAACCTTGTGACGCTCGATCGCGTTGTACACGGCGCGGCGGCTGACGCCTAGCCTGCGCGCGGCTACGCTGATGAGTCCGCGCGCCGCCCGTAGCGCCTCCGCGTAGTCGGCGGCGGTGTATCGCCGCTTCCTCGCGGGGCGAGTTTCGCGTGATTGTGCCATTGTGAACCGTCCAGCCCGCCCGCGGGGGGCGGTTCGCTCGTCCAGGTCGCGTGTCTCATGTGCGGGTCTCACTTATCGGTTAGCTCCGGGGTGAGGCCCATGTCCGCGAGGCGCTCGAGCGTTACGGCGGCGTATTTCGGCTCAATCTCTATCGCGTAGCACCTGCGTTCGAGCCGCTCTGATGCAACGATGGTCGTACCGGTCCCACAGAACGGTTCGAGGATGATGTCGCCTTTGTTGGAGTAGATGCTGATGGCTCGGCGGGCAATCGCGAGTGGCATGCCGGCGCCGTGTACGTCCTTGCCGACGTCAACGCCTTCGTCGCTGCTGGTGTCCCACACTCCGAGCGCGCTGCCTTCCCGTCGTTCGTTGATGTAGTCACCCGCTCGCTTCCATGTCCAGACGTGCTCCCAATCGCTCGCGGCTCGGTTGCTGTTGGCGCACCACGGCGCGGTGACGCGAGCGTGTGGTTTCGCCCAGATACGACGGGTGTGAAGGTACCAACCGGCGTCACGGAAGGCGGGCCAGTATTCGATCGCCATTGGGTACTCGCAGACTTCGTCGGTGCCGAGCTGTTGGCGTGCTGGGATTACGTCTCCGAAGTTGGTGATAGCGTAACCGCCGGGGCGTGTGTGCTTGTGGAGCAGCGGCGCGACTGCTCTTAGTAGCGCTCGTACATTGTTGATGGTGTCGGGTGGTTGGTTCTCGCCGTAGTCAATGCCGACGCCGTACGGGAAACTGGTGAGTGTCGCGGCGGCTAGTTGGCCGTCTAGGAGAACGGTCCACGTTTTCTCGTTCGTCGCGTCGCCTATCATGAGCCGGTGTGGGCCGATTTGCCAAAGTTGCCCCACCTCAGTGGCCCACTTCTCGCGCAGTTCTTCCGCGCGGTCTACTTGCGCTTCGGGCGCAGGGCCAGGGTCGGGTGCTTTCCCGAGGTCCGCGAGTAGTTGGTCGAGGTCGTCGCCATCGTAGCCGGTACCGAGGAGGTTCCCGTGCGCCTCGTGAATCTCCTTGAGCAACTCCGCGAGCGCATTGTCGTCATAGCTCGCGAGGTCGTTCGTGCGGTTGTCCGCGAGGAGGATTCGCAGCGCGTGGTCGTCGTCTACGTCCAGCCAGATCACGGGCACCTCGGTGGCGCCCGCGTCCTTGGCGGCTAGCCACCGGTGGTTACCCGCCAGGATGTACCCCGTGGACTTCTGCGCTAGGACCGCGCCATAGAAGCCGTTGGCGGCGATGCTGTCCACGATCGCCTGCACGTCGCCCTTGCGGGGGTTGCGGGGGTGCTGCCGCAGGGCGTCCACCGGGACAAGCTCGTGCCCCGCGTTGACTATCTGCATGGCTTATGCCAGTCCGAGCGCCCGCTGCGCGCGGAACACCGCCTTAGCGCCGGCGCTGATCTTCCCGTACCGGGCCTCGTACTTCTCCAGACGCATGATCGCGCCGGAGTCCAGCACGACGAAGAACCGGCCGGGGTCGTGTCGCTTGAATCGGAACAGGGTGCCGGCCGGCAGCCGTGACGGTTCGTAGAGCCGGACCGGGTTCGGCTGGTTGTTCCAGGGGCGTCCCTTGCCCCGCTTACGTGCTGCCACTCTCCACCTCCTGGAATGGGCACGGCCGCTCCCGCAGGAACACGGCCTCTAGCTGTGTCGTGGTGCGCTCAGTCGCCGTCTCCCACGCGATCGGGGGCGCCTGCCCTCCGGTCTGCTCGGCGGCGAACTTGTACAGGTCGAACTCGGCGAGGACGATGTGCACGACCTCGTGCGCGGTGTTCGCCCACACCTCCGCGTAGCTGTTGTGCTGCGCGGGGTCGAGCGTGATGGTGGCGCGTCGGTACGCGGGCAGCTTGTGGCACAGGCCGGCGGCGTCCTCGATCGTCGCCAACTCAAGCTCGATGCTCCAGCCCTGGTCGATGCGCCAGAAGTCGCGCGCCTCGGCGATGCACGCCTCGGCCACGCGCCGGACCGCGCTCGCGTCTAGCACGTCAGTCACCTCGCCTGGTATGTGTCAGGGGTCGGCAGCCCCGGCCGTCCGTGGGGAGAGCGGCGGGTCGCGGGAGGTGAGCGCGACCGGGCGCGGTGTGTGGCGCCCCGGCCGGGGTCCTGCCGTGGGTGCGGGGGCCGGAGTCGAACCGGCCAAGGTCCAGGTAATGAGCCTGTCGCCCCACCTCGGGGCATCCCCGCAGCGATTCACCTCCGGTGCTACTTGCTGGACTTGCGGGCGTACCGCTCGCGGTGAACGCGCGGCCCGTACTGTGCAACTTTTTGCACACGGCCTCCCAAACGGTTGCCGCCCCGTGCGGGGGGCGCACGGGGCGGCAACCGGTCATCTTGGACTCCACGGAGGAGCTTACAGGATTCTACACCACCCGAGTTACACTTTGCAAGCCCCTTACGACGCTTGTAGTGCGAGGTACTCGTCTATGTCGTCGCCCGTCAGTACGACAAGCTCGCAAAGGCGCAACGCGCCGCACATCGCCACGATGATCTCGCGTGTCACGCCCCGGCCGCTGTTGCGGCGGTAGTGCATGCCGCGGGGCGTGCGCTGCCGCACGTACAGGGCGCGCACCCGCCGCGCCGCCTTCTTCATGTCCGCGGCCACCTGCGCCGGCAGGCGCGACCGGTACGCCTCCCACGCCGCCCCGTCCAGGTGGAAGGCGAAGGCGCGCGTCACGCCCATGACCGGATCGGGCAGCGTGAAGCTGGACAGTCCCCGCCCCGCGATCAGCGTGGACGGCTGCGCGCTAGGGACGCTGCCGCCGCCGAGGGCGCGGAAGGGGGGCGGTGGACGCAGCGCCGACCGGTACACGACCCACTCGTTACGGGACATTGCCTCCCACAGTTCATTCAGGACGTGGCACCGCTCCACCTCTGTCAGTTCACCGACTGTGACCCGCTCCCGACCCACAGCAGGATCGCCCCCTCCCCTCCCCATCGCTTCTCGACCTCAAGCTTCCACACGGCAGCGTCACCGCCGGCGGCGTGGGGCATGGCGGCGTCGAGGAGCGCTTTAGCCAGGTTGTCGGCGTCCGGCCGGCCCGTGTGCGGTCTGCCGCTCATCTGCGCCCGCTTCCGCTTCGACCACGAGCGCGGCATGGGCAGGATGAACATGGCGCGGAGCCGCCCGCCCGGGGCGACCTCCTCGATCCCGTGGCGGGCAAGCTCCTCGCGCAGACGGTCGGCGAACTCGCGGTATCGGACGACGCTCGGGCGCCGCTTCCACCTGTCCGCGCGGGTCATGCGCGGCTTCGCCACCGGCGCGACCGGCAGCAGCGCCACGCTCTCCCCGTGATGCTCCAGGATCACGCGACCCTCGCGTGCTCGGCCACCACGGCGCGGTACAGCTTGCGGCCCTGCTCGTCCCGCTCCGGAAGCTCCTCGACCAGCCCGAGGCCGGTCAGGACGCGCAGGCCGGCACGCAGGCTGTCGTCGCCCACGCGCAACTCCTCCTTCATGTCGGCGAAGGTGAGCGGGATGCCGTCGTACTCGCGCAGCAGGCGCAGGGCGCGGCGGCGGGCGCTGTCGAAGGTGGCCTTGCTCCGGTTCGCGCCGGACAGCTTGCAGGCGCAGTAGGCGCTGCACGTCTTACGCCGGCGGTACTGGTCCACGCGCTCGCCGTCGCGGATGGTGAACGTGTCGCCGCAGAACTCGCACTCCTTCGGCGCGACAAGCTCCGCGCGGATGCGCGCCTTGGTCGCGCGGCTGGTGCGGGCCCGGGACTCGGCCGCGCACTCGGGCCGGCCGCACGTCTTGACGCGCTCGTACTGCGACCGTGCAAGTCCCCGCTTCGGGATCGGTTCGCCGCACACGGTGCAGGGGCGGGATGGGTACGGCACGGGTGGCTTCGGCCGCCTGAGCAGCGCCAGCCAGCACTCGCGCCTCATGCACGTCTTGCGGGCGAGGAAGTTGTTGCGGCGCTCCCCCTTGCGGCGCTCAAACGGCTCCCCGCACACCTGGCAGTGCCGGACGGTCGGCGTGGTCATGCCGCCCCCCACAGCGTCGGCTGCGTCACGGGCGGCGGCGCGGTGTGGGCCGCGGGCGGCGGGGCGGGGATGCGCGCCCACCTGTCACCAGGCTCTACCCACTGCCAGGGCGCCTCACCCTGGTACGGCGAGGCGACATGCCACCTGTCGCGCGTGTACACGTCGCCCTGCGTGTTCGGGTCGCCGGGTTGCAGGACGGCCAGCACGGGGCGGCGCGCGGCGGCGCGGTACAGCAGCACCACCTCGCCCGCTGCCGGCAACCGCTCGCCGGCGGCGATCCAGTCCAACCTCATGCGGCAGCGACCCCCCGTCCGTGCGCGTACACGTCGAGCCAGTCGGTGCCGGGCGCCTCGGGCGCGACCACCTCGGCGACGATGCCTAGGCGCGCCAACCGGGCCGCGAGGGTGAAGGCCGCCTCGTGCCCCGCCAGGTTCCGCACCTGCCGCCCGTCCCGCTCCACGTGCCCGTCGTCGTGGTCGGCGGCGATGATGACGTGCCGCACCTCGACGCCCTCCGGCGGCTCCCACGCCGCCAACCCGCCGGCGGTCAGGCACGCCCAGGCGGGCGCGGCGAAGATCTCGGCGGCGGCCAGGGCCGTCTCGATGCCCTCGGCCAGCACCAGTCGGCCCTGGGCGCGTTCGTTCACCGGGTAGAGGCGCACGGCGCCACCCAGCCACGTCGGCCGCGCCTTGGTCTTGATCACGGGCATGAGTTGCTTGGCCTCGACGCCGGCCAACTTGCGGGCCGTCTTGCGGTCGAGGAAGGTGCGGTGGAGGGTCTGGACGTGCCCCTCGGGGCTGTGCACCTTGGCGACCATCGCGGGCGCGCCCTTGACGCCCTGCCCGCTCAGGTTGTCGTGCAGGTACAGGTTCTGCCACGCGCGGACGGGCAGGCCGCGGCCGACCAGGTACCGGTGCACCAGGTCGCCGCGCGCCACCTCCCTAGCGCCCGCCAGCACCGCCCGGATGCGCTCGCGGGCGCGGCGGGACGCCTTGCCGTCGTCCTCCCCCTCCACGCGGCGCGCCGGGGCGCGCTTCACGGCGTCCACGCCCAGGAGACGCGCGACGATGCGGAGCGCGTCGGCGCGGCTGACGTGCAACACCCGCTCGATCAACTGGAACCCATCGCCAGGGCCGCAGCGGGCGCAGTAGAACCGGCCGTCGCCGTCCTTGTCGTCGAAGCGGTAGCGGTCACGCCCGCCGCACGCGGGGCACGGCTGGTGCACGTTCAGGCGCAGGTACTTGGGGTCTATGCCGGCCTGCTGGAGTATGACGGGCCAGCGCCCGCGGGCGGCGTCCTTCACCTGGTCGAACGTCACGGCCGCACCTCCAGCGCCACGCCGCACAGCCCCTCCAGGCCGTGCTCGGCGACGGCCGCGGCCACCTCGTCGCCCTGGCCGGTGAGGACGCGAACGTTCGCGTCCCCCTCGGGGGCGACCAGGAGGCCGCGGCGCTCCAGGCCGCGGACCGCTGGACCGTTGACCTTCTCGCGGCGCCCGTCGCGCTCCAGCCACCATCCGAACTCGCGGTGGTCGCCGTCGATGTCCACGGGGACGTGCCGCAGGGTGGCGGCGGGGTCGCGGAGGGCGGTCAGGATGCGGACCTGCGCGCGTGACAGCATCACGCGACCCTCACGGCGGCGAGGGCGGCGCGCACGTCGTTCAGCGCATCCTGCCACTCGTCCTGCGTCGGGCGCTCGACGCCCTCCAGGGCGACGATGCCGGCGAACACCTCGTCGGCGATCAGGCGCTCGGCCTTCTCCAGCGCGGCGACCATCTGCGCGCGCACGGTGTCCGCGGGTACCTCACGCTCGGTAGCGATCCGGCGGGCGCGGCGGGCCATCACGCGGCCCTCCGCATCTTGCGGGCGGCGATCGCGGCGCCGTCGAAGACGCGCCGGTACGCCTCCTGCCAGTCGGCGGCTTCCTCCACCGCCTCCTGACGCTCGCGGCGCGCCCGGTCGAGTTCGCGGGCCATCAGGTCAGCCTCGCTCTTGGCGACGGCGTGCCGCCGGCGCAGGTCAGCGACCTCGTGGCACAGGTCCGCGGTGCGGGCGGCGATCAGCCGCTCGACCACGGGCACCAGCGCGTCCGCCACCGACTCCAAGTCGGCCAGTTGTGGCATCGTCGCAACCTTCCCCGCCGCGACAGCCCTAAGCCCGTTGACGATCTCCCGCCTAACGTCGTTCTGCCAGGTGGTTACGCCCTGCGTTGACTCCATCCGTTGTAACCTCCACATCCGTTGTACGACACTTGTAGTACGACCGTCAAGCGGCAGCGGCGCGGTGCGGGGCGCGGCTCTGGAGGTACGCCTTGATCTTGGCCTGCGCGAACGCCTGCACCTCAGGCGACGGCGGCGCCGGCCGGATGCCCTGCTTCTTGTGCCTCCAGACACCGAACTTCTCGCGGTACGCGTGGTCCGCCCAGCCGCGGCTGTACCCGCGCGCCTGGGCGATGTACAGGAGGCCGGCGTACCAGGCGCGTTTCTCCTCCTCCGTGTAGGAGCGCCGCTTCACGCGCCCGTCGCGGGTGATCTCCGCCAGGTCGTCGTCCGTCGCCACCGTGTCGTCCTTGCGCGGCTGCGGGTCGGGCAGCTTGTGGCCGCACGACGGGCAGTACCGGCTTCCGGAGAACACGGTGGCGCACTCAGGGCAGGTGACCGGCTTCCGCTCCGCCGGCCGCGCCTCCCGGTCGCGCCGCGTCCGCTCGTTCACGTCCTCGTCGCCGTCCAGCGACCACTCCACCGGGTCGTCCACGAACCCGTGCATGGCGACGTTCCCGCCGTGGTCGATGATTCGGCACTCCTCCTTGCCCGGGTGAACCCTCAGCACGCGGCCGACCATCTGCAAGTAGGTCGTGATCTGGCGGACCTTGCGCGCCAGGATGCACACCGACACGATCGGGGCGTCGAAGCCGCGGTCGAGGATGCCGTAGTTGGACAGGCCACGGATGCGGCCCTCCTCGATGTCACGGAACGCTTGCTCGCGGTCCTCAGTCGGCGTGTTCGCGTCGATATGCACGCACGGCAGCCCTAGCTCCGTGAACGCCGCGGCCAGGTTGCGGCTGTGCGCGACGCTGTTGGCGAACACGACGAAGGGCTTGCCGTCGCCGAGCCGGACATACTGCTCGACCACGTTCCCGATCAACTCGCGCCGGTTCACCACCCGGTCGGCGTCGGCCTCGACGTACTCGCCATTCCGTCCGACCCTCACGCCCGTGTAGTCGTAGACCTCGGGGCCGAAGTAGCGCACGCGCCGCACCAGGTACCCGTTCTGCATGAGCCACGCCACCGTCGGCCCCTCCACAATCGCCGTGTACCCGTACCGCCCGAGGCCACGCCCGTCCGCCGCGGCGGGCGTGGCGGTCAGGCCGATGACGAAGGCGTCCGGGTACGCGTCGAAGAACCGCGCGGCCTTCTCCGGGTGCGTGTGCGCCTCGTCGTAGACGATCAACTTGAAGTCGGGCAGCGCGGACACGTCGCCGGTCGCGTCGTCGCGGAAGTAGCGCGCGTCGAGCGTGTCGATGCTCGCCACCTGGAGCGGCTCCCACAGCGCGTAGGGCACGCCGGCCATGAGGACGCCGTGGCGCAAGCCGTACTTGTCCAGGCGCTTGCTGAACTGCTCCACCAGGGTGCGGCGGTGCACGGTGAACACTGACGGCTTGCCCCCGTCGAGGCTGGTGAGCTTGTGCATCATCGCCGCCGTCTCCGACTTGCCGGCGCCGGTCGGCATGACCAGCAGCACGCGGCGGTGGCCCTGGCGGAAGGCCGACCTCACCCTCTCCAGCACCTCCTCCTGGTGCGGGTACAGGGCAAGCTCGCGGACCTTCGGGCGGTCAGGAATGAGGATGGGCGCCGCGGCGATCATGCCCACGCGCTCCCGATGAAGGCACCTGTGATGATGGACCGCCACCGCCTACCACACTTGTCGTACTCGCCGGTGGGGGTTTCCTTCTCCCCTGGCTGTAGGTGTTCTTCGAGTTGGTTAACTTCATGGGGTGCCACGCACCGGGAGGGTGCCACGCACCCCCAATCCTCATGAGTCCGCGTCACTGGTTGCCACCTCCCCGCCCGGGCAGAATCGCGAGTCGGCCGTAGGCGCGGGCGTCCTCGGGGCGCCACTCGCGGCGGGACGTGAGGCGGTAGACGTTGCTCGCACTCGTCCCGTCCTCGCGCTGCCGCTTCTCGATCCGCACCAGGCCGACCGCCTCAAGCTCCTTCACGGCCTCGATCGCCCGCCGCTTGAGCGTGTCGTCAGTGGCCCGCGGGAAGTCGCGCCGGAAGCAATGCCGGCCGATGCTCTTGTATGACGGCCACGCGCGGTTGTCACGGCCGGCGCGTCGCACCAGGTGGACGTAGACCCGGAACGCGCCGGCGCTCAGGGGCAAGTCGTCCAACTCGTAGTGCAACTGAAGCGGCAGGTCGTCGCGGCCGTCTAGCAATTCCGCGTCAGTTGTGCTAAGGTCGTCTTGGTTACGTTCGTGCATGACTCCTCCTGTGGGTCATGACGCCCCCGGCCTTCCCCGCCGGGGGCGGAACATTTGGTACCGCCGGTGCTTACGACAGGTGACCAGCAGGTGAGACGAGCGTACGACACTTGTACTACGGGGTCAAGGGGGCGGCAGGCTGGCGATGTACTGCGCCAGCGACCGCGCCACCGCCCACGCCACCTCGGCGTCGGTCAAGCCGTGACGCTCCAGCCACTCCTCGTACCCCAGCCGGTGCAGCGCCGCCGGGTCGCTCGACGTCGGCCGGTGCAGGTCGGGATGCACCGGCACGGCGACCAGGCCCAGCCAGCCGTTGTGCGACGGGCCGGCGCGGTCCAGGGTCCGCAGGGCGGCGGGCAGGTCGGCGGGGCCGCGCCGCACCAGGGGCGCGACGTGCGCCGCGTCCACGCCCACGCGGCCCGTGACGATGCACGGCTGCCGCTTCACATGCTCCATGACCCGCGCGAAGTGCGCCGCCCGGCCCATCAGAACGGCGCCCCTTCGTCGTCCGCCGGGTCGCCCAGGTCGTCGCCCCACGCCTGCCGGTACAGCGCCTTCCTCGACGGCGGCGCGTACGCCGCCAGCGCCCGCAAGTGCTCCACTTGCCGTTTCGGCATCATCACGCGGTCTATCTCGGGGTCGCGCAACTGCGCCGCGACCGTCTGCGCCCTGGCCGCCTTGTGCCGCTGCTGCCGCTCGTACGTCTCCGCGTCCAGGTTCGCCATGAGGTACGCCCGGCGCTCGTCCGGCGTCATGTCGAGCCAAGCCTTCTGCTCGCCGTCCTGCGTGTCGAGGGCGCCGGTGACCATGATCCCGTGCGCGATCGCGGCCAGGGACCGCACCACGGACGGGGACGGCCGGCCGTTCGACACCTCGCGCACAAGCTCGACCGCCAGGTTCACGAACTCGGGTTCGGTCTGCAACAGGGACACCAGCGCCTCGACGCTCTCCTCGGGCGCGTCCGCCAACGCCTGTAGGGCGGGGGCGGTGACGCGGCCGAGCTTGGCGACGGCGCGGTACGCCGCCTCCCGCTGGTCAGGTGGCAGCGCGGCCAGCGCGCGGGCGTGCGACTCCACCGCCGGCGGTTGTGCAAAATCCTGCACAGCCTCGGCGGCCTCGATCAGTTGGTAGCCGCGGCGGCGGCTGATGCCCCACCGCCGCTCCAGGTAGTCCTCAAACGTGTCGTGGTCGGCGCGGTACAGGCGGGCGTCCCGCACCTCGGCCAACGCCAGCCCGACCTCAACGAAGGTGTCCATGCCGCGCTCGATCGTCGCCTCTAGCTGCGCCAGTCGCGCCGCCTCGGCGTGCGTCAGGGCGGGGCCGGTCACGGTCGCCGCCCCTTCATCACCTCAACCGCGAGCGCAGCCGCGACCCTGCCGCCGAGCCACTCGGCGACGTTCACGGTCACCGCGTTGCCGAGCATCCGGTAGCGGTGCGTGTCCGCGATCTTGCGGACGATGGCCTCGGCTTCCTCGCCCTTCGGGCGGGTGCGCGTCTTGGCGTTCCACAGGCGTTCGCGGTCGAAGCCCTCGTAGTAGTGGCCGAGCTCAGTCCATCCGTCGGGGAAGCCCTGTAGGCGTTCACACTCGAGGGGCGTCAATCTGCGGACGGCGTAGGTGGTGGCGATTGGGTCGCGGAGTGTGTGCGTGGCAGAGCCGGTGGTCTGGTTGTACGTATCCACGGCGATGGGTTCGGCTAGGTATTGCTCTTGGACGGTGCTGATGGTGAGGGCTTTGTCTTCGCTGCCGAGGTAGCCTTTGCCGCCACCCGGCTTGCCGCCGCGCACCTTGAACGCTACGGGACGTTCAAGGTCAGCAGTGGGCACGGGTATGAGGGTGGTGGTGGCGTCACTGTCCGGGCCCTTGCCCTCACGCGCCGTTAGGGCGCTGGCGACGGGCACGATGGGGTCGGTGCCGTCACCCCTGGGACTCGAGTGGCCGTGATGCCCCCAGGAAGCCGTGACGGTCGGGGCGACGGCCACCATCGGTCTGGACCCGCCGCCGGTCGGCGAGTCGCGCTTGAGGGTGCCGATCAGTTCCGCTTCCGCGTCGAGCTCCTGGCTGATGCCGAGCACCGGCACGACGAACCCGGCTTGCGCCCTGTTGTCGTCTACGTTTCCCGCGCTGCTGCTACTAGCGCCTCCCGTAAGGGCTCCGGTAATGCCCTGCCCCGGCGCTCGGCCCTGCGGAGGATGCCCTGGCACGCCTTCGCGCTCAAAAAGTATTTCGGCGGCACCGTGGCCTCCAAAATCTGTGACAACGAACACGCGACGGCGTCGTTGGGCGACTCCGAAATGTTGGCTGTCGAGGACGCGTCAGGCCACCTCGCGGCCGTTCCCTCTGACCACTCCGGCGTTGGCCCACTTGCCAGATCGAGGCATTGGAACCTCGGCCTCGAGGAACGCTTCGAGGACGGCTCGGAAGTCGCGGCCAGCATTGGACGAGAAAGCGCCCGGAACGTTCTCCCAGACGGAGAAGCGGGGGTACTCACCGTTCGTAGCCTCCCTTAGCTCTCGGATGAAGCGGATTCCCTCGGTGAACAGGCCCGAGCGCTCGTCCTTGAGGCCAGCCCTGCGGCCAGCCAGAGACAGGCCTTGGCATGGGCTTCCCCACACCACGACCTCGGCGGGGCCGAAAGCGTCGCCTTCCAGGGTGCTGATGTCGTCATGCAACGGCACGTCGGGCCAGTGGCGCTTGAGCACGGCCTGCGCGTGCGGGTCGATCTCGCATTGGCCGACGGTCGTGAACCCGGCTCTCTCGAAACCCAGGTCGAAGCCGCCGATGCCGGCGAACAGGCTGATGTGTCTCATGCCGCCTCCCGCAGCTGGCACTCGGCCAGCGGCTGAATCGGCACCGCCAGCTGGTCGCTTGTCAGGGTGGCGACCGTCACGCCGTCCGCCTCCGCTCCGCCCGCTGGTACGCGTACAGGTCGCGCAGCATGTCCACGATCTCCAACTGCACGCGGCGCCACAGCCGCGCCTCGCGCACGGTGACGACGACGGCGTAGATGAGGAACGCTAGGGCAGCCAGGGCAAGCTCGCGCCGCCCGCTGGCGACGCCGCCGACCAGGGCGCCGATCGAGGCGCCGGCCAGGGCGCCGGTCAGCCACGCGCCGCGGTAGCTGAGGGCGGCGATCATGCCGCCGCCCCCCGCCGGTTCGCCAGGATGGCGCGCCGCTCGATCACCAGCGACGCCCTGCCCTTCGCCACGGCGACCGACGCGGCGAGAATCGCCATAGACCGCGCCGCGCCGCGCAGCGCCGCCTCGCGCGTGTCGTGCCACGAGGTCAGTTCGACGCCGTGAAAGGCGATGCGGCGCAGCCACCGGCCGTTCGCCATGCGACGCACCCGCACCTTCACGCCGCCGCCTCCGTGAACGTCGCCGCGATCTCGTCCGCCTCCGTCGTGCCGTCGCCGCGGGCAACGGCCACCTCCTGCGCCAGCGCCCGCAGGTTGGGCGCGCCAGCGTCAACGGTCTGTTCGGTCGTCGTCATACTCACTACCTCGGTCGTGCGCGGGGCCGACGTGGTGCCGGCCCCGCGGTCGTGCTTTTGGTCAGGCAGCCTCGGCCTGCTCGCGCAGGCGGGCGCGGACGCGCTCAATCTCCGTAACGGTCAGGTCGTCGAGGCTGTTGAGGGTCCGCTTGACGGTGGTCATGGCGAAGATGCGTGCGTCGCGGATGCCCGCCGCGGCAAGCTCCTGCTCCAGCGCCTCCACCGTCTCCGGCGCGGGCGGCTCCCCGGCCGACTCCGCCCGCTGCGACTGCTGGCGGGCGGGCTGCTGCTGCGTGGCGGGTCGGCCGTTGCCGTTGCGCGCCTGCGCGGGACGCTGCTGCTGGCGCTGGCCGTTGCCGTTGCGGGGCGGGTAGCGGGTCGCGGCGGCGCCGTCGTCGTCCTCGGTGGCGATGTTCAGCATCGCCAGGATGGAGTAGCGGCGCATGTACGTGATCGCGCTGCCGACGGCCTGCGCGTCGGCGCCCTGCGCGACCGGCAGGAGGACCGCGGACCGCAGCCACTCGCCGGACTCGGCGTGCATCAGCATGGTCACGAGCAAGTCGCCGCGGTCGGTGCTGGTGATCAGCTGGCTGATCGCCAGCCCGTTCTTCGCCAGCGGCTCCCGGATGGTGTCGTTCACGTCCGCCAGGGACGCGTACGTGTAGCTGTAGCTGGCGCCGTCGCCGCGCTTTGAGCGCACCTGCGCGGTGTGCTGCTTCGTGATGTTGGCAAGCTCCGCCTGCGCCTTGGACAGCGCGCCGGCGATCGCGCCGATGGTGGGGCTGTGCGCGGCCCCTAGCATCCCCATGTTGTCGGTGGTTACGTCCATGCTTCTCTCCTCTCGGGGTCAGGCTTCCGCCCGCGTCTCGCGCAGGGCCGCCTGTAGGTCGGCGGCGCTGATGAGCCACTTGCCGCGGCCGTTCGCCCGCACGCCGTGAGCGCGGAGGATTCGGTAGGCCTCGTGCTGCGGAATGCCCATGTTCCGTAGGGACTTGGCATCGTGCACGGGGCGCGCGGCGACCTGCTCGACGCGCTTCTCCAGCGCCCGCACCGCGGCCGCTAGGTCGGCGATCGCTGCGGCCACCTGGTCGCTCATGCCTCCGTCAGCTCCCACATGACCTCAGACGCTTCGCGGTTCAGCGCTTCGCCGAGGGCGTCCGCTAGCTTCCGCGCGGTCTGGATGGTGACCTTCCTCCGGATGCCCCGCTCGATCGCGTGGATCGCGCTGGCGGTCACGTCTGCGCGCTCTCCCAATTCGCGGGCGCTCAGTCCCGCCTGCATCCGAAGTCGCCTCAACGCCTGCTGCACGCACACCTCCTCGTACGTCACTTGTCGTATCCGCGTCCACGACGCTCGGCGCACTTCGCGCCTGCTGGGCGTCGGAACGGGGTACGACAAGTGTAGTAAAGCGGCGCATTGTTTGTCAACACTTGGCAGGGGATGTATGATGCACCTTCTAAGCGTATTCGGGTCTTTCACAGCGCTTGTCAAGGCTTGACGCCCGCCTGTCTAGGCGGGCGTTTCCATGCCGTCGCGCCACGTCCTGACACGACCGTTCGCGCCCCATAGGTGGTACTCGGGGTGGTACGCGCCCCGAGCGTGCGGGCAGTGGCACTCTGACCAGCGCATCAAGCACAGCGTCATGCGCCGCCGTGTAGTCGCTCGCGGGTCGCAGCCAATGGGGGAGGCGATTCTGGTATGCTCTTGACAGGGGGAGGCGATTCTGGTACGCTTTTGACACCGCGCTTATCACTCCCTTTGGGGAGGCCGTTGCCCCGGTTGCCGCCGGGGCTTCTTCTTTCGCCTCCCAAGTGGGCACTCGGGACCTGTGTCGCCCTTCCTCGTTGACTGCGTAACACAAGTGTCGTATCCTCAGCCTTGGAGGTACGACAGATGCACGAACGTAACCAGTCGGCATCGTTTACCCGCGACTACTCAATCTTCGAGCGCCCATACGTGCCCGCGCCGGGCGACGAGCCGCACGACCGGCCCATACTGGCGCCGCTGACCGTGGGCGGCACGGATGAGGAGATCAACCTGCGGGTGACCATCAAGCTATCCGCCCGCAAGCGCGACCTTCTCGGGAAGCCGATGCGCCCCCATGCCACCGTGCGAATCGTCGATGAGGAGGGCGCGCCCAACATCGTGCAGGTCGGCTGGTGCGCCGAGAGCGTCAAGGACTTGGGCGACCTCGTGCACGGCCTGCTCCGCGAAGCCCTGGACAACATGCGCGAGGAGCGCCGCTGGGCGCCCTGCTGGAACTGCGACGGCGGCGGCTGCCGCGTCTGCGACGGTCACGGCGCCGTAAAGGCCGAGCGGGTCTGGTGAGCGGTCGTGAGCGCGGACCTGCCGCGATGCTGCAGGACGGCCACGGGCGAGCGCCGCGCCCGGTACAGCAGCCGGGAGCGGGCGGAGGCGGCGGCGCGCCGCTACGAGACGCTGTACGGCGACCGGCTGGAGCCGTACCCGTGCCAGGAGTCGGGCCTGTGGCACGTCCGGCGGGCGCTGGCGCGGGCGGCGCGACCTTCGACGGCATGACGCTCACCGTCACCGACCGGCCCAACCGGTTCACGCAGCGCTGTGGCCGCTGCAACTGGCGGGTCTTACCCGGCGAAGGCGTGCTGGTGCGCGTGAAGGTCGGCGAGCACCAGTGGTGGCAGGTCGAGCACGCGGAGTGCGCCGAGCAGACGCGGCGCGAGTGGCAGACCGAGGGAGGGGGAAACGATGAGCGAGGAATCCAGGCGCATCGCCGAGACGCTCGCTGACCAGAGGCCGTTCCGCAAGGACGTCTTGGAGCGCGCTGAGCGGCGTGAGCGCATCGCCACGGCCATCTATGCCGCTGTACTGGGCGGGAGCGAGTTCCCCTGGGTCGCGCATGAGGAGAACGCTAGGGGCGCCGTGCTCGCCGCTGACGCGCTCATGGCGGAGCTTGATCGTCGCCGCGACGCCGAACTTGAGGGGGCCCGCGATGCCTGAGCGGCCCTGGTATCAACACCCGTTCTGGCAGGGGTTCATGAGGGCTGCCGTCAGTCGCTTCGTGGCGTTCACCTACTTGTTTGGCATGGGTGTCTACGTCGGCATCGCCCTCGCCCGGGATCAGACTGTGGCCGCGGGGCTGATGTCTTTCGGTGCGCTCGCTTATGGCGTCTGGTACGCACGTTGGCAGCGGCACATGTTCAGGGACGCCATGAACGAGGTGATGAGGTACGCACGGGAGGAGGCCCGCGATGGCTGACACGCGCAACCTCGGACCCAAGCAGCGCGCCGTGCTCCTCGCGCTCGAACGAGGCGAACACGCCCTCGCCTGGACCGCGGCCGAGCCTGGCCGCGGCCCGCAGTTCGTCTGGTCGGACGGGCGCGTCGAGGACTCGCGCGTCGTCAACAGCCTCGAAGACAGAGGATTGATCCGGTGCGAGGCTGACCACGGCATGTGGCTGTCGCGGGCCGGCCTCGAATGGGTCGCGGCGTATCACCGCGCCGAGGTCGAAGTGCTCCGGTCGCGTGTTGAGGAGCTGATCGAGGAAGTGCGACGGCTCCGCGCCGAGCTGGGGGCCCGGTCGTGACCCGCCTGGCTTGGCATTTCCTTCGCCCTGGCGGTCGACTCCGCACCGGAGAAGCGGCCCCGCCTGACGGCGAATGGCTCAAGCACGACGGGCCGATCGTCCCGTGCGAATCCGGGCTGCACGCAAGCGAGCGCGCCATCGACGCTCTGATGTACGCGCCGCACGAGCGCGAGATCGTGTTGTGCCGCGTGGAGTTGGCCGGAACCGTCGTCGAGCACGGTGACCCCGTGGATAAGCTCGCCGCGTCCGAGCGGCGCATCCTGTGGCGTCTCGACGGCGAGGCCACCGATCGCGTGCTGCGCGAGTTCGCGCGTTGGTCGGCGTCGCAGGTGCTGCACCTGTGGGACGCCCCGCAGGCTGTGCGCGATTACCTCGACGCCGGGGATGAAATGCTCCGGGAAGCCGCTAGGACCGCCGCAGCTGACGCCGCCGCTAGGGCCGCGGTTGGCACCGCCGCTAGGGCCGCGGCTGGCGCCGCCGCCTGGGCCGCGGCTGGTGCCGCCGCCGGGGTCGCGGCTGTGGCCGCGGCTTGGGCCTCTAGGGCCGCGGCTGGCGCCGCCGCTTGGGTTGCCGCTGGCGCCGCTGAGGTCGTCGCCTGGGCCGCCGCCTGGGAAGCCGATAGGGCCGCGCAGAACACCGAGCTTGAGCGGTTGCTCAGCGAAGCATGTGGGGCCCGGTCGTGACCCGCCTCCAGCAGAACGACTGGGAGCGCCTGGTGGACCGGGTTCAGAGGGGCGAACTGACCGTCGATCAGGCGAACGTGGAGAAGGTTCGCATGATGCGGGTCCAACTCGTCACCAACCGGTTGCCGGCTTCGGTCAGGCGCGCCCTCCGGGAGGCCGTGAAGCGGGGCGAGTTGGCCCACATGAGGAAAGACGGGCACAAGCCTGAGGCGTTCTACCACCCAGACTTCGAGCACCTGGCGCACGCAGACCGTGCGGCTTACGAGCGCAGCGTAATCAGGGCGCTGGTGAGCGCGTCGGGCGTGTTCGTGCGCCCGTTCGAGGACGAGTGATGGGCACGGTCAAGGCGATGGGACTTGACAGTGTGTGGCCACGCGGTGTATGGTGTTGTCAACGCGGGAGGGGGAGTCAGACCCCAAGCCAAGCCCGCGACCGACAGGAGAGCAAGATGCTTCAGATCGCCACGCTCGACCCGCACACCAAGGGCCTCGTCTACGAGAACGGCGAAGAGATCGACGAGGTGCACTTCGACTTCTGGGCCGAGGACCGCGCCGAGTGGGAGCGCCTCGCGGACGAACGCCTCCAGGAAGCCGGCTACCGCCGCGTCAGCGCCTGGACCGACACGGACCTCGGCAACACCGCGACCATCGTCCGCGCCTGAGCCGGACACACGACGAGCGGCCCGCCGCTTCATCGATGAAGTGGCGGGCCGCGCTCTCGCCCCAATGGTCAGACGGGCGAGACTCCCGACAGGAGCACACCCATCATGCCAGACGACACCAGGCGCGACAGGCTCGGGCGCGTCAGGCGCCCCGAACAGGACGTGTTCAAACCGCTCGACCCCGACAGCCCCACCATCGTCATGAAGGTCCGCGTGCCACGGGCGCTCCTCGACCGCGTGGACGCCGCCGCTCACGACGAGGGCGTCACGAGGAGCGAACTCGTCAGGCGCGCCCTGGAGGCCGTCACGAGGTGACGAGCGAGCCGGACGTCGTCACCCTCTACGACCTCGACTGGTCCAAGGACGACGAAGAACTCGCGCGGCTGATCGGTCGCCCCGCGGCGATCGTGGCCGAGTTCCGCCGGCGCATGATCAGCGGCGGTGACGGTCGCCGCCGCAAGTGGATGAAGCCACCACCGGAGGTGATCGCACTGTGGCGCGACGAGGCCAGGGACCACACCGTCGGCGAGCTAACGCGCGTGTGGCGACTCACCCTGCAGGGCGTGCAGCGCCGGCTCAAGCGGCACGGCCTCACAGCGGCACCGCCCAAGTCGCGCAAGGGCCACAAGCGCGTCGCGACGACCGAGACGGTCGAACGGTGGCGGCGCGAAGCGGCACTGCACACGGCCGACGAACTCGCGCGCATGTGGGGCGTCACCGAGAGGACGGTCTTCACGCGCGCCTGGCGGCACGGGTTCACCGTCCGCGCCCGCGGGCGTCGCACGCCGGAGCGTGTCGTCGAACAGTGGCGGCGGCAGGCGCGCGGCCGCACGATCGCGGAACTCGCCGCGTTGTGGGGCGTGCCGCGCAGCACCGCGCGGGGCCGCGTGCGGCGCCACGGCCTGCCTGTGAAGAGGCGCGAAGCCGAACCCCAACCGTGGACGAAGCTGCGCCGTGACGTCAAGGAGATGCGCCGCGACGCGGAGGGGCGCACGATCAGCGAGTTGGCCGAACTGTGGGGCGTCTCGAAACAGCGTGCGCACCAGCTCGTGAAGAAGCACGACCTGCCCGCCAGGGTGAGGCGCCGCAAGAGGCGCACCCCTTCTGAGTGAACGTACTCGCGACACTGAGCAAACGGGACCGGGGTCACTCCCGGCCCTTACGCTTCTCTTACATCGGCAGGGTGTAAGCCAAACCCTCGGCAGATCGTCAGGCGGGCCGCCCCACGAGCATGGCTTCCAGGCCCTCACGCGACCACACGTAAGCCTCCGCCGCCCTCAAGTTCCCCACGTGTCCCTTGGATGCGTGCCACGCGTCGGGCGGGCACAGGGCGGGCAGGATGCGGACGGCGACGCCGCGGTGCTCCCGCAACTCGTCCACGTCGTAGACCCTGCGGCGCGTGCGGCGATGGTGCAGGTGCCCCGTGTGCCACTCCCGCACCCGCGTACGGCCCCACGCCTCCCTGGCCTCCGCCGCCATGATCGCCGGCAGGTCGTCCAACGCCTCGTTATGCCCGTGAGTGAAGCCCAGCAGCACGTCGCCCCACACCCTGTACTTGCGGGGCGCGGCGGTCGCGTCCACGGTCACGCGCGGGTCGTCGCGGTACAGTGCAGCCAGCGCCTCGCCCAGCACATGCTCCAGAGCGGACGCGTGGTTCCCGGGGATGGTCACGACCTCCACCGGCGCGACCCGCGCGACGCTCTCGATCGCCGTCTGCATGAGGTCCAGGGCGCGGCGGAACGCCTGCTGCCACATGCCAGCCACGTCCTGCGGCGTGCCGCGCGTCGTCGTGTTCGCGGGCCCGTCCACGTGGAGGAGGTCGTTGCCGATCACGAGGAGGGCGCGTTCAGGGCCGAACGGCGACGCCTTCCGGAGCAGCGTTCCGAGGGCGCGACGGAACGCCGCCTCCGCCGCGTCCAGGTTCCAGTCCACGTCGCCCGTCGCCTCCGCCCACGCCAGCTTCCCGATGTGCAGGTCCGGCACGCTGACCTCGAGGAGGAGGCCGGTGGCCGGCGGCGTGCCCGTCCTGGCGCCGGTGGGTCCGCCGATCGGCCGCGGCGGCGCGGATCGCATGGCGTCGATCACCGCGGCGGCGACCGCCTGCATCCTGCCCTCGTCCGTGAGCGTGACGGGGCGCAGGTGGGCGGTGACCTGGTACAGCGTCTCCACCACTAGGCGCCCGTCGGCGTCCTTCCCGGCCGCCTCCCAGCTGTTGGCCTTCCAGGTGGCGACCTCCCAGCGGGACGTGTCCACCTGGGCGGTGGCGAGTAGGTCGTCCAGGGTGCGGATGCGGCCCGTGCTGGTCACGGTCAGGCCGTCGCGGGTGCCGGTGACCTCGACACCGCGCCGCGCCGGCGCCGGCTGTGCAATGTGTTGCACACTCTGCCGGTACTCGCGGAGGGCGTCGCCCGCCCGCTTACTCCCCCAGCGGAACGTGCGCTTGACCTCCTCCTTGCCCGGCACGCGCCCCAACTCGGCCACCAGGGTGGCCAGCCGTTCGACGTCGGCCGCTACGCCCTGGTGACCGCCCACAGGATCAGGCCGACCGCGAGGCTACTGGCGAGCGCCCATAGTCGGGCGTTCACCCTGTCCGCGCCGCGGTTCTCGTCCACCTCCTGCTTCACCTGGCCTATCTGCCCCTCAAGGCGCCGCACCTCGGCTGTGATCCGTTCATCGACCGCGCGCTTGTCGTCGAACATGCGTTGCTCCAGGTCGCGGATGTCGTCTCGTAGTTGCTGGAAACCGTCGCGCACGTCCTTGCGCACCTCACGCAGCAACTCGGCGACGGCCTGCGGGTGCAGCTCGCCGGCATTCATGGCACGTCGGGTTCCTCGGGCAGAGTGGCGAACACGAGGTAGACGGCGCTACTACCGGCGCGGCGCCAGGTGGCGTTAGCGACCACGCTCCGCCCGGAGAGGCCGATGAACGCCGGCTCGGTCACGTCGCCGAGGCGGCAGTCGAGCCGGTCGGCGGCGACGGTGCAGGTGGCGCCGTCGGGCACGGTGAGTAGATGCAGGTCGTCGCCCTCTGCGCGGACGATCACGCCCAGCGCCGGGGCGCTGCCCGGGTCGAACTCCAGGCCGCGCGGCTGCCGGTCGAGAACGTAGGTGAGGGCGGCGTCGTCGTTGCGCTCGATCGCCGGCACGACCGCCGGGATGAGCACGGAGCACCCGGTGAGGGTGACGGCCGCGACGACGGTCAGGAGGAGTGCTGGGCGGCGGAGCCACGGCCAGTGGAGCCAGGAGCGGGGACGGGTCGGGATCACAGGTCTACCCCCAGGAGGCCGGCGCGGCGGAGGAGCGTGAGCATCCTCGCCTGCACGTCGGCGCGCACGTCGTCGGTGAGCAGGGCGGGTGACTGGGCGAACTCCATGAGGAGCGGCATGACGGCGGTAACTGCCGCTGGCAGCTTCTCCGTGGGCACAAGCTGGCGGAGTTGGGCGAGGAGCCAGTCGGCGACGGTCGGCTGCTCCTTGGGCCTGAGCTTGCCGGCGCCGTACACGAACAGGCTCACGCCCGTAACTGCGGTGAAGGCGAGCGCGAGGCCGTAGAGAACACCGCCCCACGGCGCGGCGTGCGTCGCGTACGGGGCGACGGCGAGGAACCCGGAGAGCTGGAGGGCCGCCCCGCCGACGGCGCCGACCAGGCCAGTGGCGACGGCGACGCGCACGGGGCCGTCAATGCCGGCGCCGAAGCGCGTCTGCCGGAGCCACGCGACGGCGCCGGCGAGGGCGACAAGCGCTACCTTGGGGTCGCTGCCCCAGGCGGCCGGGTCGAAGGTGAGGGTGTCCTGGGCGGCGGCGATGCCGGCGAAGGCCAGGACGACGAGTAGGACGACCGCCAGCTTGCGCCGGATGGTCTTGCGGACAAGTCGCATGGAATCCCCCTATGTGTTGTCAATTGATGCCCAGCGCCGCCTTGGCCCTGGCGAGCCAGCGGCGCCGGTGATCGAGGCCGTTCAGGCCGCCGTTCACCAGGCGCGTGACCGCCTCCAGGTCGTCGCGCCTGGCGGCCTCACCGATGCCGCGCCGGTGCCAGTACCAGGCGGCGATCAGCGCGGCGACGTCCGGGTCCGCTGCCCTGTCCGGCAGCGCCTCCAGCGGCAGGCCGAGGGCGGCGCCGGCGGCGCGGTAGTTGGCGCGGCCGGTCAACTGGATCAAGCCGCGCCCGCGGTACCGGTACCCGTCGCCGCGCTCGACGTTGCCCAGGTCCTGGCGGCCCTCGTAGCGCTCCTGCGCCGGCGTCGGCCCCCACACCTCAACCAGGTGCCGCAGGCCAGCCGTCTCATGCATGACCTGTGCCAGCAGGTGCGCGACCTCCAGCGGGTCCGTGATGCCGAACCGCGTGAGGGCGTCGCGCATGGGCTGGTGCCACAGCCGCGCCCGCTCCTCGCCCACGAGGGCCGCGAGCGCGTCCAGGGGCACGGGGTCGGGCGGGGGCGGCGGGAACAGGCGCACGAGCGGCGCCGCGTCCGCGGGCCGCACGGGCAGGCCCTTGGCGTTGCGGATAGCCTGGTCGAGCGCGTAGTCGAGGCGGGTCACCTGGTCGAGCGGCGCGGCGCGCACCAGGCGCGTAAGCTCCGCCAGCGCCGCCTCGCGGTAGTGCTGCTGATCGGTCGTCATGCCCTCCTTCCCACAAGGGGACGCCCCCGGCGCGGTGGCCGGGGGCGTGGGTCGTCAGGCTGTCGCGGCGCCTACCGGTCCCTGTCCGGGTCCGGGGCGCGCCGCTCAGGTAGGCGGGGCGGGCGCGGCGGGATCACCTCGCGCGGGTCACTCGGGGACCCCTGCTTGACGAGGCGCACCTGCATCACTGCCACCTGCCGACCGCGACCGCGAAGATGCGCGTGTCGCCAGCGCTGCCGCTCGCCCGGGTGTCCCTGATGCTCCAGTGGATTTGCGCGTTGGCGCCCTCCGGCACGAGGGTGCTGTTGTAGCTGCTCGTGACGACACGATGCCCCCAGATATCGGTGCGGCTGCTGTTACTGGTGGGCACCAGCAGGGCCACGGGCACACCCAAGAACGGCTGCGGGAAAGTCCACACGCCCGACGTCGTAGCCCCGCTCGCGAGATCGCCGACAGCGAGCGTGTGCCAGCACACCTGCAGGCCGTTTCCGAACCTCACCCAGAACCCGTTCTCGTTCGACCCGATCGCCCCGACGACCCGCTGCCCACCCTCCTTCACCTCGCCGGCGTCGATCGCGGCGAGGACGAGGGAGGCCAGCGGGTCCACGTCGAGGCGGATTCCCCCGCTCTCTACCTCGGACCACTTGACATTCCCCTGATTCGTCAGTTCGTTGTAGTTCATGCGTCCTCCTTAGTTCGTGCTGGCCCGTTAGCTCTCCGGTATGAGCATGAGCATCACGAGGCCATCCACGGCTATGCTCATGTACCCGCCGGATAGCGCCTTGTACGCGGTGCCCCTGACGATCGTGCTCAACCTCACCGCGTCGAACACTGTCCCGGCTGGGTAGATGTACGGCGCGCTCGTCCATGTGGAACCAGTCCGCACATCGACAATCACCCGCAAGCTCTCGATGAACCCAGCCGCGTACGTCCACGAGGGCGGGTCGATGACGCGGTAACCGATGCTCTGGGACTGGATCAAGTACGCGGCGTGCAGGCGGTACCCGGGCGGGACCGTGATAGGCGTGATGGCGCTGACGATGCCAAGCCCGTCACCGGTCTGCGACTGCCCCGCCGACCAGTTCCCAGCGATGTCCGCCGCGGCGCCGCTCTGCGCGAGGTACACGATGCGTGGCACGCCCTCCACGAAGACGCCGCTGCCGAGGATTCCCCACAGGCCGTAGTTCACGCTGGCGGGCACCCCCGGTTTCCCCGTGATGTTCCCGAGGCGCAGCACCTCCGCGCCGGCGGTCGTCTTGACGGACAACGCCGCCTGTGGCCGCTCGGCGTTCGTCAGTTCGATCGTGCCAGCGACAAGCTCAGGACCGCCGACGCCGCGCGGTACCGCGCTCACCTGCTGCGTGAACGGCGAGAAGTTCCCGCGGTCGTCGTACGCGCGGACGCGCACGAACTGCCGCACGCCTATGGGCAGGCCATCGATCACGAACCGAGTCCCAGGACCGCGGGCGGCGCGCGTGCTCGCGTCCGGGGTAAACCCGTTGACGGTTGAGACGTGCACCTCAAGCCCCACCGCGCGAGACGCGACGCCGGCGCGGGCGGACACGATGATGCCCGTGGGCGTCGGCTGCACGTCCACCTGGTCGGGCGCGGGCAGGCCGAGGGCGACCTGGCGCCGCTCCTCCTCCTCGCGCCGGTTCACAACGTCGAGGAGGTTGGCGGGCACGCCGCCTAGCGTGATAGTGGCCGCGTCCTCGGTCACGTCTAGAGACGTGATGGTGCCGGTGGTCGTGAACCCTAGCTCCCCGTCACTGACGCGGACGCGCTGCCCGATGCGCAGGGGCCGGTCGTGGCCGGACACGCGCACGGTCAACTCTTGGAAGTTGGCGGGGTCGCTGACGCGGGCCAGGTGCTCCTCGGCAAGCTGCCGCAGGTGGTCGGCGTCGAGGGCGTTGGGGAAGTCCACGACCGCCTCCCGCAGCCCGTGCTCCGCCGCGGCCGCTTCGTTGACGAGCCGCACCTGCCACCGGTTGATCCCGGTCCCGGGTCCGCGAGCGATGATCGCGGTCGCGAAGCCGTCTGTCGTCTCGGTCAGCGTCAGCAGCTCCGCCTTCACGGTCACACTGCCCTCGGGATCGCTAAGTAGCGACCCTGCGCGTCGCGCAACGGCACGCCGTTGACGGTGACGAGCGACCACACGGCGTCCGCCGCGAACGTCACTGAAACTTCCGCGACGCCAGACTCATTGAAGGTGACGGACAGGTCCGAGACGAACCCTGTGTAGACCCAGTCCTTCTTTGTGGTCCCGTCGAGGGCCGTGGCCTCAATCTTGAGCCAGGCCCGGGCATCGTTGCGGTGGAGGGTCTCGAGCTTCTTGAAACCAGGGTCGTCGACAACCAGATTGGCTGTCCAGGTCACGGAGACGGTGCGACCTTCTGTGATCTGCTCGTTGATCCCCGAGGCGGCCGTCTCAAAGTCCGTGATCTGCTGCGTGCCGCGGCTGTCGCTGATTCGGATCTGGTTCTTGGGTCGGCCGATGTTCACGAGCGACTCGGGAGCGCCGGGGGTCGATTTGCCGGCGATGAACAGCTTCACTCCGCTGCGACGAATCAGCTTCTGCACATTCACGAGTTCCTCCGAACCACGAAGTAACGGCCCTGAGCGTCATGCAGGGGCACGCCGTTCACGGTGACAATCGCGTACTCGTCCGGTTCGGCGACCAGGACGCGCGTCCCTTCGCTCGTGACGAGGTGCAGGCCGTCCTCCCCGCCGAACGACTCGGCGACGTGCAGGGCGCCCCCGTGCACTTGGAAGTCCAGGTTGGCCTGCTCGCACGCATCGCGGATCACGTCGAACGCGGTAGCGCTGTCGGCGTTGATCGCCTGCACCGTGACGCCCGTCTCGGCGGGGATGTCGCCGGCGATGATCTCGCCCTGCGTGCGCGCCACGACCTCCAGGGCGTAGAAGCGTGGCGACGACCCACTCGTGCCCTCCTCCCCCTCCTCCTGACTGGTCTGGTCGTCGGTGTAGAGGCGACAGATGACGTGCAGGTAGCGGTTGCTCGCGCCGCCGAGGTCGATCCCAATCTCGTCGGGCAGCACGCCGCGCTCACCCCTGAGCGTCTGAGGGTTCGTCGAGGGCGACTGCCACGAGACGTTAGGCAGCCAGGACGTTGACGACTCGCCCGGCAGGGTGGCGCTGTTGCTGAGGGCATACTGGAGGGTGGTGTACACGAGGCCGTCGGGCGGCCAGTCCGACGCCCACCTGATGCGCTCCCAGCCGGTGAACCCCGGGATCGTGGCGGCGTCGAACGTGAGGCGCACGTGCCCGTTGCGGACGTAGCGGCCCTGCGCGTCGCGGGTGAGCCACAGGGTGCCGCCGCCGGCGTCGAGCGCCTGCACGTTCGTCATGACGAGGTTGACGACGCTTCCGTCCACCCGCCAGTCGGCCGCCGACTTGAGGCGGATGGTGTGCCACCTGTCGAGGCAGGCCCGGATGACGTCGGCCGCGTCCCTGCCGGACAACGCCGCGCCGTACGCGGCGGGCGTGCGATAGTCCTTCAAGCGAATCTCTTCGGTGTAGGCGGTCAAGGTCACGGTGCCGCCGGACACGTCCCGCAATTCCAGCCGCCCGGACGCCTCCAGGTTGTCGCCGCGCCACACCTCCAGCAGCCGGCCGCGGGTCGCGTGCGCCAGCCCGGGCGCGTCACGCGGCACGCTCACCGTGATCTCCGTGGCGGACCTGGGCCGGCGGCTGTACCGCGGGTCGGTCGCCTCCGGCAGCACGGCCAGGACGCCGCGCGTGCCGGGGTCAAGGATGCGGACTGTGAGCATGGTCAGTAGTACCGGGCGGTGTAGGCGAGGCGGAACCGGACGCCGGGTAACGCCACGGTGACCCGCAGGTTGTTCTCGCCGGGGGCCAGGTGCAGCCCGCCGACGAGGAAGGCGTTGCTCATGAGGTCGGTCACGACGGTCTGCTGCGCCCCTTCCTCGACCACCGCCGCGTGCGCCCGCCCGTCCACGACAAGCTCCTGCCCGGAGAGCAGGGCGGCGTTGTACCGGGCGGACTGGCCGGTGGTCAGGTTCTCGATTATCGGCAGGTGCGCCACGCCGCCGCTCGCCGGCGGTCGCATGTAGACGGTGAGGGGCACGGGCGCGGTCCCAACGTTCGTGATCGCGAAGGCGTACGTGTCCCCGGTCACGTCCTGGTAGTTGGCGCCGCCGGGGTAGCCCTGCGGGTCGCCGACGCGCAGCGGGTCGGGCGCGATCAGCGGCACGCGCACCTGCGCCGCCTTCCCTACCGTCGTGCCGCTGTCGTCCAGCCCCTCCGTCCACACCACCAGGTACGGGTCGGTCGGGGCGTGCCGGCGGAACCGCAGCGGCTGGTGGTGCAGGAAGGCGAGCAGGGCGTCCAGCTTGGCCTGCGCCTCCGCGTACGTGGCGCCTACCAGGGCGCCCTCCAGTACGCCGCGGGCGGGATCGAGGGTGCGCCGGACCACCTCGTGCCCGAGTCCGCCCCGGGCGAGGGTCACGACGGCGGGACGATCGAACCCGGAGACGCGCAGCCCGCGGGGAAGCACGATCACCTCCCCGCGGGCGTTCTCGAAGGATTGCGGCATGGTCAGACTCCTCGCGCGCGGCGCTGCGCGATCCGCGACAGTTCGTCGAACAGGGCGCGGGCGTCGAACCGGTCGGTTGCCGGGGTGATGGTGATGGGGCCGGTGATGGTCACGCCGCCAGCCGCGGTCGCGCCGGCTGGCGCGACGGCTGGCAGGCGGGCGTCGAGGATGCGGCGTATGTCCTGCAACGTCGCCAGTTGCGCCCCGAGGTGCTGGAGGGGGGCGAGCAGGTCGGCGAAGAAGTCGCGGGACGGCCCGGTAAGGTCCGTGATCCGGCTGCCTGTGCTGCGCGGTCTCGCGGCCTCCTCCTCCAGCAGGCCCAGTTCCTCTAGTTGCTCGCGCGCCGCCTTGCCCGCGGCGAGCAGTTCGGCTCGCATCCGCTCCCACTCGGCAAGTTCCTCGGCGGACAGTTGCCCGTCCTCCCAGGCGCGGTTCCAGAACTCGACCATCTGCTGGATCAACGCCTGGATCTCGGGGGACAGGATGAACGCCTCGATCAACTGGTCGCGGATGAGGCGGTCGAAGCCGAGGTCCAGCGCCTCCTGCCAGTTGTCCGCGGCCAGCGCGGACGCGATGGCGCTACCGAACGTCTCGGCCAGTTGCACGGCGGCGTCGAACGCTTCCTGGTCGAGTTCGGCTTTCGTGGCGCCGAAGCTGCCGGCGATGCCGCCGCGGGACACGCGGCGGGTGTACTCGGCCGCGAACTGGTCGAGCATGGCGCGGCCGACGTACGTGGTGCGCTTGGCGGTCTCCTCGACCTGCTCGCGCACCTCCGCCAGCCCGTCGCTCAGGTCGCCGATGACGGACTTGACCAGCTCGAAGGAGGCGGCGACCACCTGGCCCAGGCCGGGGATGCCGGTCAGGGTGCCGATCGCCTCCGCCGCGACGGACCCGATGCCGCCGATCAGGTCCATGATCTCGTTGCCGTCGAGCCCGCCTTCCTCGGCGGCGTCGGACAGCCCCTCGATCGCCTCGGTCACGCCGCGGATGATGCTGGCGACGCCCTCCAGCCGCTTACCCTCGTCGGCGATGAGGCTCAGCCCCTCGGCGACGTCGGCGCTGCCGCGGGCGAACCGGGACGCTAGGCCGGTCGTGACGTTCGACAGGCTGCCGAAGTTGTCGGAGAGCTTACGGAGGTCGGAGTCTTGGATGGCCTGCAACCGCTCCAGGGCGGCTATCAGCCGCTCAAGCTCCTCCGCCAGTTCCTCGGCGCCCTCCTCGCTCATGTCGAGGCTGTCGCGGTACTCGCGCAACGCGGCGATGTTCTCCTCGATCGGGCCGGGCAGCTCGCCGAGCATCCCCTTGGCCGTCTCGACGGCATCGCGGAAGCGCTGCAGGCGCTCCTCCTGGTCCTCCGCCTCCTGCACGACCGCCTGCCAGCGCTCAAGGTCCGCGACCAGCTGCTGGATCGTGGCGCTGGACGGGGCGAGGCCGAGGCTGATGAGGGTGGTGATCGCCGCCTGCACCAGCCGCACCTTCTCCTCGGCGCCGCCTAGCGCGTCGCCGAACGCTTCGGCGTTCATGTCGGCCAGCGCCAGGTCGCGCGCTAGTTGCTGCAACACCTCGCGCCGCGCAGGCGCGTTGGCGGTGAAGTCGTTGAAGGTGATGCGGTCGGTGCGCTGCGCCGCCTGCTCGCTCGCCTCGATCACGCGGCGCAGGTACCGCTCGTGCACGGCGAACGTCTCGGCCCACGCCGCGCCGAAGTCGGCGCGGAACCGGTCGATCTCGGCCAGGGCGCGGCGGGCGTCCTCGACGCTACCGGTGCCGCGGGCGGTGTCGATCAGGGACGCGACGCGCGCCATGCGTCCCTCGCGGCGGGTGCGCTCCTGGTCCACCTCCGCCTGCCGCAGCCGCGCCGCCTCCACGTCCGCCCGGATCGCGTCGTCCAGCGCGGCGGCGCGCGCCATGCGCGCCTCGAACGCGGCGATCTCCCGCTCCAGTTGCGCGCGTTGGCTGGCGAACAGCGCCTCGGCCCACGCCTGCCCGAAGCGGGTGGCGAACTGGTCCAGGTCGGCCAGCGCCTCGCGCATGAGGGCGGTGTTTCCGCTCTCCAGCGCCGCCTGTAGCGCGGCGCCCACTTCGGCCGCGTGCCGCTCCCGCACCTGCCGCTCCTGGTCCGCCCGCGCCTGTCTCGCGCGGGCGGCTTCCACGTCCGCCCGTATCGCGTCGTCAAGCTCCTGCGCGCGGATCGCGGCGGCGGCGCGCGCCGCCTCCTGCCGCTCCAGGCGCTCCAGTTCTTGCCGCAGGCCGCGGGCGCGGACCTCAAGCTCTCGGTAGTACGCCTGGTGCTCGGGGGCGAGGCTGGTGTAGACGCGGCTGAGGTCGTCCAGCGCGTCCTCGACCGCCTCAAGCTCCTCGCGCAGCGCGTCCGCGGACGTGACCGCGCCCGCCTGCACGCGCGACGCGATCTCCGCCTGCCGCCGCTCCACCTCCCGCATCGAGTCGAGCGCGGCGATGGTGGCGGCGTCCACCTCCGCGACCGGCTCAACCGCCAGCTTGCGGGGCGTGGTCGCGTTGCGCAGCCTGTCCGCCTCCGCGCCCAACGCGCGCAGGTCGGCGACCAGCTGCTGCACCAGCGGGTGCGCGCTGTCCAGGCCGACCTCGCTGATGAGGGCGGTCAGCGCGGAGGTGGTCGCGGCGATGTTCGTCTGCGTCTCCTGCGCCAGCGCCTCCAGCGTGTCCCCGTGCGCCGCCGCGATCTCGCGGGCGTCACGCCGGGCCTTCTCCAGGTCCGCCAGCACCTCCTCGGCCGTGCGGACCTTCTTACCCGCCTCGGTCGCGGCGGGGGTCGAGGTGGTCGCGGCGGGGATCGTGGCCGTCCGTGTGGCGCCGCCCTGGGCCGTGTCGGGCGTCGCGCCGGTGAGCGCGTCAAGGCGCGCCTCTATGTCGGCTATCTGCGCGTCAACGGCGGCTATCTGCGCGTCGATGTTCGCCAGGCTCTCCTCGCTCTGGCGGCGCGTGCGCTCCCACTCGGCCTCGCTCATGTGCAAGGCGGTCTCTAGGGAGCGGATGCGCTCGGCGACCGCCGCCGCCTCGGCTTCGCGGCCCGCGTCGAGGAGGGCGTTACCCTCGGCACGCAGGCGCTCTATCTCCGCCTCGGTCGCGGCGGGGTCGAACGCCTCGGGCGTGGCGATCATGGCGCGCCGCTCCAGCAGGCTCTCGCGCTGCACCTGCAGGGCGGCAAGCTGCGCCCTCAGGGGAGCGGCTTGCGCCTCTCTGACCGACGCCGTGATCTCCGCGGCGGTCTCCTTGCTAGCCTCTCCTGTGCGGCGTATCTCCTCCTGGAGGCCCTGCAGCGTCTCGCGCATATCGCGGTCGGCGAACCGCTCAAGGTCCTGCAAGGCGGAGAGGAGGCTATCCTGGTCGCCACTGGCGAGCGCTTCGCTGGCGCGCTCAGCGGCGGCGTCCAGGCTGTCCCTCTTGCCGGACAGCGCGAGCGCTAGGCCAGCACCGGCGGTGACGGCCAGCGCGACCCAACCGGCGGGGCCGAAGGTGAGCATCCCGGCGGCGCGGAGCGCGATGAGGGCGGTGCGTAGGCGCTGCACCGCCGTCACCATCTGCCCCACCACGACCAGGGCGGGACCGGCCGCGGCCACGAAGATCCCGGTGTTGACGATGAGCTTCTGCGTCTCCTCGTCAAGGTTCACGAACCACTCGACGGCGGAGCGGGCGCGCTGCACCATCGCGTCCAGCGTCGGCAGCAACGCCTCGCCCACCAGGTCCGTGACCTGCTCGAACTCCTTGCGGAGCGCCATGAGCTTGCCGGCGCTGGTGTCGGTCTGCGCGGCCATGAGGCCGAAGAACCGCCCACCCTCGCTGGTCAGGCTGATGAACGCCTGCTCGATGTGCTCGAACCCGACCCTGCCCTCGGCCACCAGGTCGCGCACCGCGTCCTCGGTCACGCCGAACTGCTTGGCAAGCTCCTGGATCACGGGGATGCCGCGGCCCTGCAGCTGGTGAATGTCCTGCGCGAACAGGCGCCCCTGCACCCGCGCCTTGCCGTAAAGCTCGGCCAGTTCGTCGATCGACATGTTCACGCCGGACGCGATGTCGCCAAGCATCCCGAGGGTCGGAATCAGTTCGTGCGCCTCGAAGTTGAACGCGGCGAGCAGGGTGGTGGCCTTGGTCAAGTTGGGCCACGCGAAGGGCGTGCTGGTGTCGAACTCGTAAAGCTCCTCGAACACGTCCCGCGCGGCCTCGGCGTCCCCGATCAGCGTCTCCAGGGTCCGGCCGAACACCTCAAGCTGCTGCGCGGACCTGACGCCGGTGGCGCCGAGGACGGCGAGGGGGGCGGTGACACCGACCGACAGGACGCCGCCGAAGCGGGTCATGCCGCCGCCGATGCGGTCCCACAGCGTCTCCTGCGTCCTCAGTTCGGTCGTGACGACCGCAAGCTCCCGCTTCACGCGGGTCAGTTCATCGACGGTGCGGCGGTACTCGGCGCTGTTCTTGTCCTGCGCCCGCGCCGTCCGTTCAAGCTGCTCCGCCTGCCGGCGTAGCTCCTGGCGGTAGTCGGTCAGGGGTCGCAGGCCGGCGCGCGCCTCCGCCGCGATCCGCTGAAGGCTGGACGAGAACGGCTTTAGCGCCCGCTCCGACTCCCTGCCGGTGCGCTGACTCTCGCGCAGCAGCCGGTTCAGTTCGGTGCGAAGCTGCCCCCCGTCCGCGCGGAGGGCGATGATGAGTTCCTCAACTACGGTCGCCACGTCTGCGCCCTCCTATGGCTGCTATGGCTGGAAGCCGACCTCGGTGAGCAGGTCAAACACGTCTTGGGACACGAGGCCGAGGTCCAGCGCAGCGCGGATGCTGCGGTCCACGCCGGGACTGACCAGCGGCCGGCGGTCCTCAACCGGCCTGCCCCACGGAGGCAGGAACACGGTCACGTCGTTGCCCTTGTGACCGCCCATCGTCCGGGCGATCAGGAGCGCCACCTGCGCGTCAGGCCACGCCGACTGCATGTGCACGGTCGGCAGGTGCCGCAGCAGGCTCCGCATAGTGCTCAGGGGTAGGCGCGCGAACCCGTCGGGCGTCAACCCCGGGTAAGCGCTGCACAACAGCGCCTGCGCTAGTCCCCAATCGAAAGGTTCTTGATCGCCGTCATGAGCCTGCCCCTGCGGGCGATTACCGCCGCCAACAGGCTCTTCGTGAAAGGGGCGAGGAGTTCGTTCACCGCCTCCTCGAACGCGGCCAGGTCACCGATCGGCTCGCGCATGAGAGCGTCCACGTCCACCGCCTCGCCCAACCGGTGCCGGATGAGGACGGCGACGCACGCGACGTTCTGCTCGACCGCCGACTGTGGCGGGTCGTGCAGGATGCGCTCCAACTCGATCGTCTCCCCCACGGTGAAGTCAGATACGGGGATGTCCCGCCCGAGGACGCGCACCGTCTTGCGGGGCGGGAGCGGCACGGCGTCGGCGCCGGTGGTCCGCGTCATGCGATCACCTCCAGGGTCACGTTCGTGTAGGCGCCCACGTCCAGGCGGGGCCAGTTGACGCGCACGGGCTGGCGGTCGCCCGTGGGGGCGACCAGGTGCCCGCGCAGGGTGCGGGCGCGGGTGCGGCGGGTCACGACAAGGAGGGGCACCCGTAGCTGGCACCCCTCCCCGTCGCTCACGTCGAAACCGACGACTCCCGGCTTAGACCTGCGGCCCGCGCGTGGGAGTCGCAGGGCCAGGATCACGACCAGTCGTACGTCTCGCTGGCCGTGAACACGCAGGACACCTCGGCCACGCCCGACTCCTGGAACGTGTGCGAGAAGTCCGACAGGAAGCCCTTGTAGCCCCACGTCTTCTTCGTGGTGCCGTCGATCGCGGTGGCCTCGACCTTGAGGAACGCGATCTCGTCCGCGTTGTAAAGCTCCTCAGCCTTGAGGTACCCGGGGTCGTCCACGACCAGGTTCGCGGTCCACGAGATCGACACGGTGCGGCCGTCCGTGATCTGCTGGTTGATCGCTTCCGCGGCCGTCTCGAAGTCCGTGATCTGCTGCGTGCCGCGGCTGTCGCTGATCTGAATCTGGTTCTTCGGCCGGCCGAAGTTCACCGGGGACTCGGGAGCGCCGCCGACGCCGGCGCCGGCGATGGACAGCTTCACTCCGCTGCGACGAATCAGCTTCTCAATCGACATGCTGCGCCTCCAAAGGCGACCGCCCCGGCCACGCGCCGGGGCGGGGGGTGGCTATGAGTTGTGTGGTCGGTCAGTACAGGGCGGTGAAGTCCGCCGTGACGCCGCGGATGCCGTGCTCGTCCGTCTGCGTGCCGTTGACGCGCACGACCTCCCACGCCGGCGCGCTGGACTCAAGGGCGATGCGTGCCGCCTCCAAGTCCTCAAGCGCCTGCGCGATGGTCGGCGCCCAACACCCGACCTGTAGGTTCACGACGCTGTACACGCTCGTGAAGTCGCGGACCTTTGAGTCCACGATCAGGTCGAGGATGATGCACCGGTCGGGCAGCACCGGGTTCCCGTCGCCGTCCACTGGCACCGTGTCGCGCAGGTACGTGGGCGCGATCGGCAGCAGCGCCGCGCGCGCGGCGTCGAGGAGGTCAAGGAGCGTCACTGGGGCGGCCTCCCTCGCTGATGGCTCTCTTGAACCGGTCTGCGGCGCGCCGCATGAAGGGCCGGGGCGCGATCGTGCGGGTGCCGAACTCCAGCAGGAACGGGTAGTACGGCTGCCCCCGAAACGCCTGCGGGTCCGGCCCGACGTGCGCGACCAGGTTATCGAGGTCGAGCAGCGTGACCTTGACGCTCTCCATGAGTCGCCCGGTGAGACGCGCGGGCGGGTCACCCGGCCGGGACGCCGTGTGCTTCCGCTTCACGCCGCGGACCGTCACGACGTACGTGCGTCCACGCCCGACCCTGGCCTCCTCCAGCACGCCGTACACCTCAGCGCGTAGCGCGTTGGCGCGGGCGCGGAGGACGCGACCGGCGCGGGCGCGAATCACCTGCTCAACCTTCGGGTTCACGGGTCGCCTCCAACTCCACCAGCACGCCGCGCGGCGTGTCCGTGACGGCGACGACCCGGTACAGGGCGCGGTCCGGCCCGCGCAGGCGCGTGGCGTAGGGGTCCAGGCTGGTGCCGGCGGGTAGCAGCGCGACGTGCGTGGCTGCGGTGCCGCGCAGCGCCGCCTGCGTCCGCATGTGCGCGCTGGCGGGCGCCAGGGTCACGTCCACGTCGCCGGCCGGCGCCCACTCCCGCACCGTCTCGCCCAGGCGGTTCTCGCGCGTCTCGGCGCGCTCCAGGGTCAGCCGGACGCGTGGCCCTACCACAGCGTGGGCACCACCCGGGACCGGCCGGGCCGGGGCGGCACGCCGCCCGCCTCCGCGATCATCGCGTCTATGACCATGCCGTTGCGGATGATCGCCGCGGCCACCTCACGCGCGTTCGGCAGGGTGCCGGTCAGCCCGGCCATGCCGAAGGACGCGACCCTGCGGGGGTCGGACTCGATCATGGCGGCGGCGGCGACGTGCGGGGCGTACAGGCGGGCACCGTCGGGCGCGGTGGCGGAATGCAGGGCGAGCGCCCCGAGGATCTCCTCGTCCTCATAGCTGCCCTCCGGGTACACACCCGCGTCGTTCGGCACGTCACGCAGCGTGGCGCGAACCCATGCCAGCGCCCACGCCTCGCTCCGCACGTCCGCGTTCGGCAGGATGCTCGGGTCATAGGTCCGCGCCACGGGTCACTCTCCCTTCCGCTCGCCGTCGTCGCCGGCCGGGGGCTGGTCCCCCTTGCCGGCGCCCTTGCCTCCGCCCCCCTCGACGCGGAACGCGCCGGGGCGGGCGCGGAACCAGGCGAGCGCCTTACGGTCGCTCGTCTCCCCCACGCCCACGTACACGCCGTCCACGACCTCCTCGTGGAACTTGACGCCGGCGAACTCACCGGCGGTGTAGGCAAGGCAGACAACCCGCGCCACGGTCAGGCCGTCGCGAGGTCGGTGATCTTGCCGTGCAGCCACTCAGGGCCGTGGTCCAAGCCAAGCTCACCGTAAATCTGGTACCGCTCCGCGGCTCCCGTCCTGGCGAGCGGTTCGCGGAACAGCAGCCCCTTGCCGGGAATCTCCATGCCCACCACGCCGATCGCGTCGAAGTTGGCGATGACGATCTGGTCCTGCGGCATGTCGTGCTCCAGCACGAAGTTCACGACGCCGAACGCCGTGTACGCCGTGCGGACGCGGACACCGCCAACGAAGCGGTCGCTGTCAACCTTGGTCTTGTCCGCGGCGAACAGGGCGTTGAGCTTGCGAAGCTGCGCCGTGTTCGCCAGCGCGATCACGTTCTCACCGTCCACGATCGCGCCCGCGGCGACCATCTTCTCCATGAGGTCCTCGATCAGGTCGAGCGTGAGGTCGCGGGGAGTGCCGCCGTTATCCTCCACGTTCGACGTGATCGCGGACAGGAGGCCGCGGGTGCGGCGGGCCTGCGTGTTGTCCGCGGGCTTCTGGTAGGAGTTGTTGAGGAACGCCCAGTTGAGGTTGCGGGCGATCAACTCCAGCTTCACGCCGGTCTGGAAGGCAAGCTCCGACTCGACCGGGTTCACCTCCCCGCCCACGTTCAGGCCGGCAAGCTGCTGCGACGCGCCCTCAGCCGTGTAGGACACCACGACGGACTCCTGCACGATCTGAGTCACGTTCGTGATCTGCGAGCGCTGCACGCCGTCGTGGTCGGGCGCGTCCGCCCCCTCAAGGCGTGACCGGTCGGACGTGTGCGGCGGCACCTGGTACTGCTGCCCCACGGCGAACTCGGTTGAGCGCACGGGGCGGTAGGCGTTGATGCCCCCGATCAGTTGCAGGAAGGTGTTTGGTCGCTGCCCCTTCTGGAACAGTTCGCCGATGAAGTTGGGCAGGTCGTACGTCAGCCAGTTGGTATCGGGCATGGGTCACCCCTTCTTTCGCAGTTCGTTGATCCGCGACTGGATGTGCACGCGCTCCGCGCGGGTGCGCGCGCTGGCAAGCTGCCTCTCCAGGTCGGCCAGGGCCGTGGCCCTGGAGGTCAGCGAGCCGGCGGCGCCGGACGCGGGCGGCGTGCCCGTCTGCGACTTCTGCTGCTCCGTGGCGAGGATGGGATGGTCAGCGATCAGGGCGTCCACGTCCACGGTGCCGTCCTCGCCCACGTACCGATCGGGGTTCTGCTCGATCTTGTACAGGGCGTAGTCGATGTCGGTGACGCGGCCGGCGATCGCCGCCTTCCGCTCGGCCAGGGCGCGCGCCTTCTCAGCCGCCTCCGCCTTGGCCCTCCACTCTTCCGCTTCGCGCTTGGCGCGCTCCGCGGCGTCCAACTTCGCCTTCTCCGCCTCGGCCGCGATCTCCTGCTCCACTTCCCTGCGGATGCTGTCGCGCAGCTTGGCGAGTCGGCGGGCGACCATCGCGTTCACCTCGTCCGGCGTGTACAACTTCGGCGGCTTCGGCGTGGGCGTGGTCGCGTCCCCGCTACCGGCTCCGTCCTGGGCCGGGTTCGTCTCCTGCGGGTCGGGCTGCTGCTTGTCGTCCTGCGGCATGAT